CATCAACAAACCGCCCCACTGCAGCAAGGCCCGAGCGAATGTTGCGGCCCTCCCACTTCGGCGCCAGCACCCACACCTCGTTGTCCTCGCTGCATAGGGCGCGAATTTCTGGTGGTTTGCCGGCTTCGCTGGCACTGGCCAACACCTGCGGCCACGCCGCAAGCAGCAACTCCGGTGCCACGCCCTCATGCCGCAACGCCAGCGCCACCGCTGCAACATCCGCCGGCAACTTTGCGGTGTCCTCTTCCTTGCGCTGGAAAATGGCGAAGTCCGAGGCTTGGAACGCTTTGGACTTTTTGGGGTCGCGGTTGATGTTGGCCAGCAGCGCCATGTGCTGTGCCTGTGGTAGCTCCAGCATTGCGGCCTGCTCGCGGCGGATGCGGTGCAGCTGGCGCCAAGCGCGCAGCACTACGGTGCGCAGCTGATGCGCAAACGTGGTGAGCTGGAACAGACCTGGGAAGCCGGCGGCTAGGTCGTAGAAGATTTCCTCCCAGTCCGTTTGGGTGGAGTCGTAGTTTCCGGCGGCTGCTTTTTTAGGTCTTCCTCAGTGATCGGCGAGGAGACCATGTTTTCGGCATCCTGTTCTTCCCGCGCCAACTCCAGCACACCGTTGAACAGCACCTCGTGCATGGTGCGGGTATCCTCAGTGCTCCAGTGCGGCAGATTTAGGCGACAGCGGAGCAGCGCGGTGACGGTGGCTTCCATGTTGCGGCGGCCAGCAGTTGCGTAAATTTTTGTGATTTCTGCGATGCGCTCGGCATGACGAGTTCGTATCTCATCCGCAGTTGGCTCCAGCGTTTTGCCAAAAGCGCCAGCCTCGACAATGTGGAACGCTTCGCTAAGGGTGATGTTCTCTTCCTTGGCGATAGCGTCGGCGATGCGGGCACCCTGCACAAAAGCCTGCTGCTCATTGGCCAGTAGCTCCGCGACTACCGCTGCTTCGCCAACCGTAATTCCGCCGAGCACTGGGATCTCCAGCACACCGGTGACCTCGTTGCCGACACGCCGCAGCTCAGGCGTGCGTGGGGCAACAACAAAAGGCAGCTTGCTCACTTGAAAGTCTTAACTTCGGCTATTGTACTAGAAACGGTTTTGCTGGCAATCTGGCGACGCACTAATGCAGCTTGGTTGGCAGCAGTACGAAGACGAATGGCGTCAAGCAGAGAGGATATGGGAGCAGTGCTGGTCATTGGATCGTACCAAACGGACAGGTAGCGTCATACGCCTCACTGTACGGAGATGTAACGTCGATATTCCTTACAAATGTAAATCCTTTTTCTTCCAAAAATGCACGGGAGAAAAATTGAGCACCTCCAAGACTGGCTCGCACCACGCTGTAACTTGTTCCAGCTGTAAAAGTTTTCTTCATGAGAGCTTTTGTGTTTGTAACTTGGGGTTCAAAGTCAGCTAAAAATAAAGCGTTTCCGGTTTTTATGTCATAATTAAGGCTAGATGGCCATAGAAACGCTGCATAACTTAAGGAGTTATTTTTGCCAAATGTGTTTATAGCTGTTTGGAATAAAGGATAATGGGGGTTATCTGTATCCAGGTTTGAGTAGAAATAAAAAGCAGCTCCTTGGGTTGACTGGCCTGCAGCATCAAAGTCAGGGTCAGCCGCGACAAGATCGGTCAGTGCTACAGTCCGACTTTCTATAGTGCCTTGTTCTATATCGCATTTTGCATATATCCCTAACGTATATCGTTTAAACCCCGTAACAGTTAAAGGCGCCAAACCAGAAGAAGGAATGTAAGTAAATTTTTCTTCTAGGAAGTTTTCTGGAGTGCCTAAGGTAAAGCTCTTGGGTCCGTTTACCGAAGTGCCTACAACGAAAGTAGTGTTGCCGGAAGTAAAAGTGTAGAAATTAGCATTGTTGTAGGCATCAATAACATTTTGAGATGTTTCATCAACACGTACTTTAGCTGCGTAATAAACATGAGTAGGCGTACAAGACACCAGCAGTTCGGGTCTGTCTACAACGTTTAGTACAGCAGGGTTTAAGTCAAAAGCTGGAATAGTCGAGTAACGGCTTAAATCCCCACTTACACTAGATCTAAATATGTACGCACTGCGAGTAGTCCATAGTAGCGACTCAATAGAGAAAGCGCGTGTGTACGCAGTGAATCCGCTACACAGCTTAGATTCTTGTTGCGTTGAAGTGTCTTGAGTGTTTTTTACAAAGAAAGGATCCAATGTTTTTGTTCTTATGTCGTATCTATTTGTTTCGCTAAATTCTCCTATTGTTATAGGATTACTTTGTACTAAGTTGTATCTGGTCCATACTGCGGTTCTTGTTAAAGGTGCTCCAACTGTGCGAAAATCTGATAAGTCGATTCCCACAAAACCAAACTCTTCTTTTTTGCGACGATTGGCAGCGGGGCGGCGTACGACTTTAGGTTCTGGTACGCCGTTTCGATCTTCCTCCTCTCGTTCGACTGCTTCAGTAGCACTGTTCGCGGTCTTTGCGTTTTGTTGGCGGTCGTTTAAAGCTTGCTGATTGGCGGCAGCCCGAGTCTTAACATTTTGAAGTAAACGCTGATCACCGATGGTAATGTTTATTTTGGTGGCCATCGCTTAGGTGCTCCAGCCAGATCAGTCGTCGGTGGCAAGAGTAATGCGGTAAATAATGCTGGCGCCATCGACAAGCGTGACTGAAGGGGTTTCAACGATAATGCTGTGGAGTGTTTCTTCGTAGCCGTCATCAATGACGGTGTAAACGGTGTCGTAGGTGAGGGTGCCTCCGCTGGCTTGGAACTCGGCGCTGATCTGCGGCATTTCAAAGCGCAGGTCTGTGGGGTCCCAGCTGCCATTGCCGATAAAGCCTTCGATGCGGGCGTAGCCGTTGCCGCTAAGTTCTTCGCCGTCCCACGCAGCCACGCTGCTGTTAACCGTTAGGCCGGTAGCCCCATTAAGTGCCAGGCAGATGCGGTATGGCAGTCCTTCGTAGGCTGCTGCGGCAAGGCGCTCCAGCTCGGCTTGGCTAATGGCAGTGGTAATGGCCATGGGGAAAACAGCGTAAACCTAGATTGCCCCAGTTTACCTAGGGCAGGAGTTCGACTTCAATTTCAGGTTCGTACAGCATTGAAACTCTGATCGGATACGCACGAGCGGTGCTTGTAGTTGTCATGGTCACGGAAGATGCCAACTCAATAACTCCCATAAATTTATCTTGATTTGTGTACACATAAGTGGAATTAGGAGGTGGAGGTGTCGAGGTTTCGTTAGCGAATAAAGCTACATGGGTGTAGGTATAAGAACCCGAACTGGGTGCTGTAAATAGCAGGTCAGCAGGAGCTACTGGACTTAGCTTGTTGCCGCTTACAGTGGTTCTGTAAGTATCGCCACCGATAACAATATCAACATAGTCTGATTCTATTGTGTACTCGAACACAAAGTTTAAAGGGGATACTGCGTACCGTTTAATACGATACGTTTCCCACGCACTCCAGCCTTCGTCAAAAGCGGGAACAGTGCTAGTAACATTAAGGAGTTCTCCTAAAATATAGGACTGGCTTGCATTAGCGGTGGATGCCACCATAGTTTTGTACGCAGGTTCTACAAAAGGGGTTTGCTCCTTGTTAAAAGGGTAGTGTTTTGTGTTAGTAGTTACTAAAGGAAATGGTTGGTCTTGTGGAGTAAGTAAAGCATTATCTACCCATTCTTGGAGGCTAGGAGTGCTTGTAACCACTGCTCCACCTAAAAAGACTGCGTCGTAAACGCCAAAAGCAATGAAAGCGTAGGATAAAGCGTCTAATGTTGCTGGGTCTTCATCCGTGTTTTCGGCAGATACAAAAAGACAGTAGGTATTAGCATCATTGAGTTCTGCAAGTGTGTTGGCTGCCGGTTGTGCGGCAAAAACAGCAAAATGTGTAAACGTAATGGTAGAACCACTGCTGTTGTAAATCAGCACGTAGCGGTCATCTTCGATGTACAGCCCGTCGTAGTAGGCACCTGTGTACACCATTGTGCTTTCTTCGTACAGCGCAATTGAACTGGGAGGAGCTGTTCCTGTGGTGCGCATATCAAGCAAGCCGCCACTGCCGCTAAATGCTCCAGCAACAACATAGTTTTTCCAGTGGCTGTCCCAAGTCCACGTGGTGCGATCACCTGGCTCTGACGTGGGCACGTTGAGTAATTGCACTTGCAGTGCGGTCCCATTTGTCTGGAACAACTGCGTCAGCGCGTGACGGCCAAATGTAGATGCAGGAATGAGAGAGACTGCCATTGGGATTACATGAGTAAGTAGGCGCCAGTCGAAAGTATGTTGAGCAGTTCAACTGGCTCTTCGCGGATAGCGGCACTAGCTTCTTGCACACTGAGTTTAATTTTGATTGGTAGTACGCTATTTCGAGCACTAAGCTCCAATGCGCTTATGGTGGTGCGCGTTGTTAGTACTACAGGCTGAACCGTTGGAATGTTGATGATTCCGCGGGTTACGTTGATGGTGCTGCGCACAGCTAAAAGCTCATTTATTGCTTCTTTCCATGCAGGCACTAGATCTACGATGATGCTTTCTGCAGCAGGGACGGCGGGGCTGTCGGTGGGCAGTAATTCGTCCCAGAAGTCTTCTGGAGGATTGAGTGGGTCAAACGATTCGTCAACTGGGTAGCTATTGGCAGGCTCGGGATACTCGTTTTTGTACACCTCGGGAGCTGGTCCCAACAGCGTAATGCCTGGCTGGACTGCAAACCACAGCGACCCGCCAGTGTTTGTAGTGCCGATTCCGCCAATAAAAAGGGCGTCGGTATTGCAGACAATTCCGTTGCTGTCGAAGCTCCAGCTGGTGCCGTTGCATACATAGCCGGCGCCGTATTCGGCAGCGTCGATGCGCAGGCGATCCAGCGGGTAAGGCGGAGTTTCAGGAGCGGATAACTGAATTGAAAAACCATTACGGTGGCCATACGCCAGCCCGTTCTGAGCGCGACCGTAGTTTCGGGCTTTTACTTCGGCATCGCTCGGCGATACCAGTTCGTAACTGTTGGTGATCATGTTGTAGCCGATGCGGTCATCAGGCGCGTATGGCATTGCATACGACGTGACGTTTTCGCTTGTCTCGGTGCCGTAAATAAACTCCACTTCACTGGTCGGTTCCAGTGAGGCTTTTACGGTGGCAGCATTATTAAGTTCGCTACGGCTTGGGCGGCGCTGTATGCCATACTCGCGGTCGGTGCGTGTAGACACCGAAGTGCCCATATGGATCAACCTGTAAGAGTTAAAAACAGAATTTAATAAGTCCTCTAAACTTTGAGGAACTGGAAATAACTCCTGCGCAAGAATCTGCTGACCTGCCTGCAACAACGCTTGCGCTTGAAAAATGACTGTAGTCGTTTTGGTGATGCCGCTACTGTCATCTTTGTCGTACGTTATTTCTTGTATGTCTGTAATCACATTTGCAATTACTTCTGGATCGTAACGCCAGTCCGTTTCTTCGTGGTAAACCTCAATAGGAAGTGCCCCAGCTACTGCCATGGGGGATTGATATACGGTAGTTACCTGACTTATGATGTCGTTGTCTGTTTCTGGATCGTAAAAACTGAGATTGCCGTAAAGAGTCCTACACGAACCTGGTGGTACGGGCTCGTCAGGATCTGCCAGTTCTTGAGCAGCCCTTTTGTAGTTAAAAACGGTTTCCGTTATTTTTTCGTCGGGAAGATCGTTAAATTCAAGGCCTGTGCCTAAAAAATCATGGATGTATGATGGATTGGTTATGCAGGTATGGGTTATTTCGGTTTCTGTTCTTTTAATAACACGGTTAAAAGAGTCATACGTTGTGACGACGGTTGTTTCCGGTATTACAACACGACGGTAGCTTTGGCCGAAACCGAAGATGTCTACTTGAACTGCGGGACCAACAGTTACGTCTTTTTCCCAGTTCCGCACCATGCGGCCATCTTCGTCTAGTGGCTCTGGATTTGTAAAGCGGTTGTAGGTGTAGCGGGTTGTGACGGTATCGGCTGGGATTTCGCCCGAGTTAATTGGGCCGATGTCGATAACTCGGTCCTGCTCTATGACGGTATACGTTCCAGTAAAATCCAAAAGCGAACGGACTTGCAGCGTCTCGGACGCATCAAGAAAACCGACGTAGCTTTCGGATACCAGCAGATCGCTTAAAACCTGGACGTATCCGGGAGTTAGATCAAATTGTTCTACGGTGTACCAGTTCGTGAGAAACTCAAAACCGGTGGTGTTGATGTTTAGTTTGGCGGCGCAGACGCTGGCGACGTAGGCGGCGCTGATGGAAATAGTGGCGTCTTCAAACGCACTGCAGATGATGAAATTATTAGCTGGATCGTCCCAAGTGTCGGCAGTTTTTTCCTCGTCTGTTTGAGGAGCTAGGTTTTCGCGCAGGGTGATGGCGCATCCCAGTTGGATTGTGGTTTGACGACGGAAAGGATCGGCAAAAGCGCCAAGGACACGAAGAGCGCGGGGAAAACGGGAGACGTATCCGTTTTGCACATATGCCAGTTGGACTGGTTGGCCGAGCGTGGGGCTAATAAGACCTTTGATTACTAGGTCACCACGAGTGCGAATTAAACCCGTGCCTTGGACATGGTCATCGCTCCAGCCGCCGCTGATGACCTCGCCGAGATCACAAATGACCTTTGCGCGAATGTCAACGGTCATCAGATTTCTAGAAGCCGTAGGCTCACTATATAGCGGGTGGTCTTGACGCCATCCTCAATCACAGCCTCGGCCGTAGCAGTAGGAGGCGTGGTGGGGTACCACGTGCTGCTGACCGGAGTAGTTTGCACAATCGCCTCGAACCATTCCAGCAGGTCTTCCCAGCCCGCAGTGGTGGTGGTGCCCTCGATGTCGCGGATGCGGGAAGCGGTCAGCGGGCCGCTGATGTAATGGCTGCCTGCTGCAGTAAGCGCCACCTGCGGGTTGTTCTCGTAGGTCTCCATCGGCTTCAGCAGCGTGATGACTGTGGTGCCGACCGTCACCGTGCCAAGGTCCGGCAGCAACGCCTCGTTGCGCTCTTTGTTTTTCTCCTCCTGCCGCAGCAGGACCTCCAAGGCTTGATACGCATCAACGACTTCGCCGTCAACGCTGATGTACGAGCCGGTCTGTTCACCGCTTGGTGCGACAGAAAACCAGCACGGCACACTCGTCCACGTGATGCCATTGGCATTGGTGGTGATGGATGCGGTGGTGCCCACCACACCGCTTTTGAGCGAATCCTCGTCTTCCTTGCGGTCGGACTGCCAGGCGTTGTACACCGTGAGGAGGTCGTCCCACTCCGCTGGAGTGCAGAGGCCCGCAAAACGCCAGCGCCGTGCAGTGAGGCCAGCCTGGGTGTCCGTCTCCGCATAACCAAATGGCTGGGCGGTGAGCGTGTTAAAGACGAAGGTCTCGCCGTTGTAAGTAAGGGTGAAGCTCATTGCGATAGAGCGTTGATTGCATTAACCGTAGTGGCCCCGCCAGCTTGATTAACCACTTGAACGTCAACAACCCAGTTTTTATCAGCGAGTGTTTGAGTAGCAGAAATTAAGCGTTCATTAACATTTACCAGACCCTGGTTTACGTCTCTTAGCGCTTTTTGGCTATCAACCAAAATACGCCCCGAAGCTTCTTCTGCGTTTACAGCGTCAATGAAGTCTCGTATGCCTGCATTAAGCGCTTCCTGTGATGGAGCGACAAGCTCACGAGCTGGAACACCTGTTAGTTCCGTAAAACGTCTTTGTGCTGCGCGGAATAATGGTAGCAAAATATCAAAATCTGCTAAGGCGCGACCTTCACGTTGTTGTGGAGTAAGAAAACGATTGAGTCCCTGAGCCGAGGCGCGGATCTCTGTAAAACGTAAGGCTGCGTCACGGAAAGAATCTCGTAGCCTTTCTGCGGCTTCAATTAAGCTCAAGCGAACTTGCGCTGCGGCATCAACGTACTCCAGTCGAACCTGACGTTCTTGCGCTAAAAGACGTTCGCGGTCTACAGCATTGGCTTGCGTTGGCTCCCCTAAAGCATCACGGGCTACTTGCAAATTACGCAAATTTGTTTCTTGTGCATCGGAAGCACTTAGTAAAGTTTCGCGTATTTGCTGGACAAAACGCAAATTATCTCTATACACACCTGGCTGCACAGACAGCAGTTGAGTGCTGTCGCCGATACTGCGTACCAGTGCTTCATTGCGCTGCTCGCGTTGTTCATCAAGTTGCAGCAACTTAGCAGCTGCGGTAATTTCCTGATTACGCAAGTCTACAATCTGTTGGGCAGTTTGTAAATTTTTTTGTCGCAGCTCCTGTACAATTCTTTCTTGTTCCTGTGCTGTCTTGTCTGTAAATCGCGGAACGAGCGCGTTCTGGCTTTCGCGGATACTTTGTAATTCTGCAGAAGCTGCTAAACCTTCAACGCCAAAAGCACCAAAAATACGCGCTCGCGCTTGTGCTTGCGTGGCTTTAATACCTGCTTCACGGACAGCAAGTAGGTCTTTTTCTGCCTTTGCTGCCTCTCCTGTTATTCTTGCTATTTCTTGCAGTAGCTGTATATACGCTTCATTTATTTGTGCACCAGACCGAAAAGTGGGTAATTCCGCACTTTGCTGTCGTTGGAATCGTCTAAGCTGTTCCTGCTGTCTTGGGTTTAATCGTGAGGCTCTTTCTTCGAAGGTGTTTGCCAGTTGTAAGCCTTGTATCGGTTCAGCAAAAAAATCAATAAAATCTGCAAGAGGCTTTGCTGTAAATTGAGCCAATATCGTAGTTCCTCTAGCCCATGCACGATTGAGACGATCAACGCTGTTTAGGTACTCAGTGGCTGCAGTAGTATCGCCGAGTAGGGTGTTTAAGTCTTGCCTAATAAGCAGTTCAGCTTCAGTGGTGCGGCCACTAGCTATAAGCCCCTCGACTTGCTTTTCAAGTGCGCGGGAAGACAACAGCGAGGCTTGACGCAACGCCTCAAAGTTTGTAATGGGGTTTTCAAGTCCCTTAGCCAGCTCTTGTAGTTTTAACAGCGCATTGTCAACTGCAGCACCAATAGCAGTACCAACAATGGACCCAGCAAAACCTGCAGTGCCGCCAAACAAAGCTCCAACGCCACCGCCTAAAGCGCCGCCGCCTGCCGCTCCAAAGCCTTGACCAAAAAGCAATGGAAAGCCTGCGCCGATAGCAACATTGGAAATAATGTCGCGGCGGCGGTCGGCAGCTTGCTTACGCTCGCGTGCTGCAGCACGTGCAGTGGCCTGTGCAGTCTTTTCGCGGTCGGCAGCAAGTTTGCGTTCAGCGGCAGCAGCTCGTTCAGCACTACGTGTTACTTGTGTCTGCGCTGCAGCAGTAACACCTTCAACGGCACGCTGTGGGCGGCCGCCGCGAATACCAGGAGAACCAGGGAACTGAAACGCCGGTAAGCCCGGTGTCTTGATGACACCGCTAACCGGTACTGCGTTTTCACGCGCAATCTTGATCTGCTGGCGGCGCTGCTTTTCGTTTTCAGTGGTAATGTTTTTTGTTACTTTCAGCCTGTTCTGCTCGGCAGATACCAGCTGGCGAAGAACTTCGCCTTGCTGTGCAACTGATCTGAACTGCCTGTTTGCTGCAGCTGCTTCAATTTCAGCTAGACGTGCTCGAAACTGACTAACATTCGAGCCTTTAGTTTCAAGGATGTTGATGCTGTTGCGTAGCGCCAGTATCTTTGCTGACGCCTTTAGTTCTGCTGAAAGGCCTCCAGCAGTGCCACCTGGTTTTTGGCCGGTTTGCTTTTGGGCGGCTTTTTCGATGGTGCCGCCAAGCTCGCCTTCAATCTTGGCTTTGGCGGCCTTGAGCGCTTCGTCGAGTCCCTTGGTGTCTAGCGTTAGCCGTAGGGAGGCCTCGCCGAGTTGCTCTGCCACGGAATAGCGATGCCTATACCCGAGGTTGCCATGGAAACCTTGGGTAAAGGGCTCCAGCAACCATGGCGTCAGCTTTGTCTGCGCTGGCTAACGCCACCGCAACCTTCAAAGTCGCAACCACAGGGATCTACACCGACCCCGCTACCGGAAACGTGCTGCCCGCCACCAAGGACGTAACCGTGTCCATGTTCCTTAAGGCCGACAGCACCAGCCAGCGCATCTTTCCCGGCGTGGACGTGGAGGACGTGGTGTATGAAGGCTACGCCGTCAGCCCCACAGCTTTTGATGCGGACATCGCAGTGGGCACCGCCGGTACGCTCAACTTTGCTGGCGAAGGGGCCGTGCAGTGCGAAGTCACAGCATTGCGTTACAGGTACGGCAAAACCGGACTGCTGGGTGAAGTGTTGAACACCACGCTCGGTGAGTCGGTGCGGTTAATAACTCGGAAGTTCTGATGCGCCTGCGTACCAAAGTCAAACTCGACACTAGGGGGCTCCAGCGCAAACTGGAGCAAATCCTTGACGACTACGGACCGTTGATTAGCTTTCAGCTCCAGCAGGAGCTGTCGAAAGATCAGTACGACTGGCCGCGCAACCGCAGCGACGGCAGCGAGATTGTGACATATCGGAAAAATGGGCAGCAGGTCACTACTCCGCGAGACATCGTGGATACGGGGAACCTGCTGAACTCGCAAACAGACCCAAACATAACCAGCGGGGCATCCTATGTGAGGTTGCAAATCAACTGGACAGCTAAGTATTCCAAGGCCGTTTTAGAGGGAAACTACATTGTTGGAAACCTTGGCGAGGGCCGTAGCTACATAGCGCCGGGGCGGGATTGGATTACGCCGGCACTGAGGCTCCAGCCGCTGTTGCCGTACTTTGTGCAACGGTGGAAGGCGTTGGATACGCAGTAAAAAGCCCCGGCTGGGGATGCCGGGGCAGTGCGTATCCCTATTGTGCGGTGAGCGGCGTCAGCTGCCAGCCTGCTGCTCGGTCCAGTCGTAGGCGCCGTAGCCGATCAGGTCGAAGCTAACCTTGGCGATGTTGCCGGCAACGATGTCCTCAGAGAAGGAGCCCACCTGCGCCAGTCCGGCATGAACTTCGGGGTCGTCACCCGAACCGTCGGTAACAGGGGTTTCGCGGAACCACTCGACCAAGGTGCCTTGGGTGGCTTCGAGGGCAGCTTGCTTCAGGATCTTGTAGCCGGCGTCCGACACGTCCAAGTTCATCGAACAGGGGATCGTGTAGCTCTGGCCGGTGATCAGGTTGGCCTGGAAACCATACTCTGAGTCATAGTCCAGCACCGCTGTGCTGTCGCTGGTGGCCTGGATGCCGGCGTTATCCAGCGAGAACACACGGGTCATTCCAGCGTAAGTGGTAGGAATGGTGCTGGAGCTGGTGCCCAGCTTCACCCACAACTTGTAGTTGAAGGCGGCGAAAAATGCCCCAGTAGCCATGGGAAAAAAGGATACTTATAGAACTAGGTTACCCGTCATCCTCTGCCTCTAACAGGTCCCACGGCGTGGGGCGGGGACAGACATGTAGGTCAAAGCCGCGGATTTCGTGGTCCGTGGGGCGCGTGGCAACCAACGCCTCCTTCAGCTTTTTCTCGCTGATGTTCAAGTGCTGCAGCACCGTTTCGAGGCGCTCGCCGCGATTCAGCATGTGGCGGGCACGCTGGCCTACCGTGCGGACCGTCCCAGGTGCCTTGACCAGCCAATTGTGGTCACGGATGAAGTGGCGGATCTCTCCTTCGGAAAAAACGGTGAGAAGCGTGCTGAAGGTGCCCTTGGTGGGATCCCAAGCACGGCATGTTTTGATGAAGGCAATGTCGATGCAACTGAACAGATCGTCGTGCGCCACGTAGGTGTACTTGCGGCACATTTTGCGGCCCATTAACTTGACCAAGCCTTGATGCTCGCGGTACAAACGTCCCACGCGATACTGCTCGTCGCGTGTAAGCGGCGTCGCTAAGTATCCAGTTTTGGGGCGTGGTTTTTGTCCCATGCACTACAGAATAGAGTGCGTGGGAAGAATTGCTTAGCTGCGCACCACGCCGACAAGTAGGCCCGAGCCGCCGGTGCCGTTTGTGTTGAGCGTGCCGTACAGCACGGTGGTGAGTGAGGGGGCGCGGGATACCAGCTGGCTGTAGGTGCTGGTGCGATTGCTGGGTAGCCCCTCGGTGCGCCATTCGATTTCCATGACGTCGAGTTTGAGGCGCTTGAGGCCTGCGTTGGGCACGCCAGGCACCAGCTCGCCGTCGCCGCCAGCAGCGCCACCGCCGTCCTGCAAGATGGATAGCGCCAAATCGAATGTGGCTTGCTTGACTTCGCGGGGGATCTCGTCGTCGGAAATCTCGCGGCCGTTGATTGTTGCATCAGTGCGCGGCCACGCAAGCGCTTGGGTTGTGGTGGCGCGGGTGCCGACCCAGTCCAAACCCTGCAGGTCGGTGGTAGCCATGATCAAAGCGCGGCCCTTGTCGTCCGTTGTTGCTCCAGTCCAATCTGAGACGTTCAGCGTGTTATTGGCGATTGCATCAGCGTCTGCCACCGTCAAAAAACTGTTGGATGTGGTGCCACCAACTGTGGCGATAACGGTGACAGTCATGGCTACTGGTGTGTTGTTCTAGATTCCCGCTCCAGCAGGAAGAAAAAAGGCCCCAGCGCAGTGCCGGGGCCGTGGGGTGCAGTAAGCCGGAGGCTTACGAGGCGATGGGGTCGAGCGGGGTGCCGGACTTCAGCTGGACCACGGGAATGAGGGCCGGGTCGTACTTGAGGGTCCAGTTGGTGGCATCCTCAAGGGCAGCGTTGTCGGGATTGTCCGCAGCGTCGTTCCAGGTGACGCCGTTGACGTGCATACCGTAGTGGTAGTCCACGGCCATCACGTCTTGCTTCGACAGGATGTTGCGCTCGGCTTCGATGCGCAGTTCCTGCTGCACACCCTCGCTCACGGCACCAGGGCCAAAGAGGTAAGAGGTGTACACACCCGAGGCCTTGGGCAGCTGCGAGTCGACGATCACGCGGAGACCAGCGAAGGTGGCAACACCGACAGAGCCGACGTTGATGCCGCCAGCGCCCCAGGTGATGTTGTCGCCAGCGTTCACGTTGCCGCCGGTGAAGGTCAGCATCCCGATCTGCTGCAGGTAGTAGTACTGGTTCGGGTGCAGCGCAATCGCGGTGAGCGATTCGCCGCGCTCGCCCAGCTTGGCCTTGGCAGCAATCACAGACATCGCGCTGATGTCGCTTTCGGCTTCACCAGAGATGTCCAGGGTGTTGTCGGCTAGAGCAGTGCCAAAGATGCCCTCTAGCTGCGCCAGCAGGGTGGCAGTGCGCAGTTTGTTGATGGAGGCAGCCAGGTAGCCGCGGATAGCTGACATGGGGTCAGCACCACTGCCCAACTTGCTCAGGTCGTCAACCGCGTAGCTGAAGCCGCGGTGCAGGATGGTCATCACCTGCTCGGAAGCAGTGATGCCTTGAGGGGTGAGGTAGCCCTGACCGGATTCGCCCCAAGTCGCGTTGGACTCGATGATCTCTTCGTTCGGGTTGATGGGCTGGAAGTAGGGGACGCGCACGCGGGTGCCGCCAGCACGGGCGTCAAGCGCACCGTTGCGGGTCATCACACCGCTCTGCACAAAAGCAGAACGCTCCACGATCTCCTCGCTCAAATAAGCAAGGAACTCGGGACGGGTGACGAGGTCGGTAAGAAATGTACCGCCGTCGTAATTCTGAAAAGGAGCAGCCATTGGTTTGAGTAGCGGGATTGCCGGTGGTTACCCGCGAGTAGCTTCACTCTTGAGGAGCTTCGCTAACTCAGGGTTTTCGACCTCCATGCGCAGCTGATCGGTGAAGTTGTATGTTTCCCGTTTGTACGGGTTCACCACGCCAGGTGGGACGTTGCTTGTGGGGGTGGATCCCATGCCGCGGGCACCGTTGGGCGCGAAATGATGGTCCCAGCCAGAACCGGGATTTTTCAAGTTCGCTAGGTACGCGGAAAGGGGCTGCTCAATGCCGTTGACGATGACAACGGGGGTGCCGTTGTTGTCGCGCAGCTGGGGCTTGAGTAGTCCCAGCAGTTGCTCAGGGGCAAGTGCGCTGGCAGAGCTGATCTGTTGCAGGGCCGTGGCGCGGAGACGCTCGTTTGCAGCTTCCTGATCCTTGGCCTGAAGCGCAGCTTCAAGCTCCACGATCCGTTGCTGGAGCCGGGCGTTGTCGGCATTGGCCTCTTCCCACAGCGTCTTGAACTCACCTTGGTCGGCGCGTTGCTGCTGCTGCGTGGACTTGATACGGGTCTCCGTGTCCTTCAGCGATTTCTCCAGCTCGCCGATGCGCTCATTGAGCTTTCGGTTGGCTTCGCCTTTGCTGAGGTTGTCCTGCTGGACAAGCTCCAGCTTGCGGCGGAGAGCTGCAGCGTCTTCTGAAGTTTGGGGGGCGGGTTGCTGAGCCACCGGCTCAACTTGCTCCTCCACGGAAGGAGCACCCATGACCTGTTCAGTCATGTGGTCGGGGGTAACTTGTACCCTACTAGGTTACCCTTGCGAAGGTGATTGCGGAGGACGTACTTTAGTTT